TACTTTAAAGTACCTTTAAGCCTTGTAAATACTGACTTTCTTCTCATTACATTAGACATTTATTAGACTTTGCATTTTCTACTCTGCTATGCCTACACTCTCAACATCTGCAGGCGTGCTCTTATACTCTTCAATAAACTTGCCGTTTTCATCTACCTTATAGTATACCCCATCAGTCAAAATATACACATTCCTTGCCATCACTCCCGACTGTGTCAGATAGTAGTCAATCCCATCTAGCTTTATCCACTGCCCTGAAAGCATTGCTCCGTCTGTTGGATTTAAGTAGTACCAATCCTCTTCCGACTTAAACCACCCTTGTATCATATTGCCCGAGCCGTCAAAGACATACCATCTTCCGCCAACTTGTAGCCACTGCCCTTTTATCGGCTTGCCTTTTTCAAGATATTGCCATCTACCGGCAATCTCTACCCATCCGCTTTTTAAAGCTTCTTTGTGAGCCTTGCAGGCCATGTAGGCACACCAGCTTACAAATTGCTCGCACCAGTAGGCAGGGTGGTCGCCTCCGCAATTTTCCTTGTACCAAGCGCCATATTTGGTATAATTTGCCTGCCCTCTATTGGCATGCTTATCTTCAAGATTTGCATTACTTGCCTTCTCTTCGTACCCTACTTCCTCAAGGGCGACCTTTACAAACCCACCTGCTGTGCAAGTGCTTTCTAAAAAATTTGGACTGCAAAAGCAATTTATTCTATTCGTTCCGCCCACTTCTGCAAGCGTAAAAGAATATCTCTTTTTTGCCACGCAACCGCCATTTCTGTCAAAAGAGATTGAACTTGTATTGCCTTCCGCTGTCTCGATGTCGTATCGCTCACCACTTTTGCTTACAGATGTGACTATGCCGACATGAGATACTCTTTTTAATTTTGGACTGTAAAAGTACACCTTGTCCCCAAAGTGTGGTATTTTGCCCATTCTGCCCTGCTGCGCAAGTAATCCCTTACCAGACGGGGTATACTGTGAGTAGTTTCCACCAAGCAGAGTTTTGCCTGCTAAAAACGCATTATCCATGTTCTTTATCCTTTCTTGCACTAAAAAAGAGAGCCGAAGCCCTCGTTATTCTTTGTCCTCAATCTCTATAAATTCGCCTGTGTTTTTCCTTAGGAATCCCTTTACTGTAATCCATACCCTGCGTACAGGTAGTCCTGATAAGGTCATATTCTTAAGCACTGAAAGTACCTCATACACTATATAAAGCAACGCGAAAAACTCCATAACTGTAATATCCTGCATATGTATATATTCCCTTAAAGTCTCAGGCAAAAATCCTACGAGATTCACCGGGCACAATATATCTACAAATACCAGGCATACCAAAGATATCAGCATACCGATTTTACGGATGCCACCATCTATGCCTACACTGGAATTAAAGCTTCTCTCTTTAGCAGCTCTTAAGCTTCCAAATACCACGTCCATCACGATCATAATCACTACAAGCTGAAACAGAATATTTCCTCTCATAATATCAAAAACAGGTTTAAAAATATCAAAATGCATTTACCAATACTCCTTTCTTTGCAACAAAAAAGCACCGATTATGGTGCTTTAAAATACTTATGAAATCTGCTGTTTTAGTGCTTCCTGTAACACTTGCGAAAAGTTTATATTCCTTTCAAGTGCTGCCGCATTTAACCATGCAGGCAATGTCACTGTTCTGTTTACAGATTTATTCACATTGGCATTTCTAATACTTGGCATATACACATCCACCAACACAGCTCTTTCATTATCCTCTAATTCCATATCGCACAATCTACTTGCGGGTGGTATCGGTTCTCCGTCCTCTTCAAGACCGTTAAGTACACACCCAAGTAAATCTCTGGCGGATAAAAGTGCATCCTTTTCATCCTCACCACTTGTAGCACAATCTAAATCCGGAAATGTTACTGCTATCTCTTTTCCGTCCTCGTATGTAAATATAGCAGGATAATAATATCTATCAACTTTCTTCATATAGCTCTCCTTATATAAAAATATGTAAATCATCAAGAGGGAAGCCCCCCGTCAGGGTTATTGAAACTTTAACCCTGACTGTTTTTCAATGCTTCTAAGCGTTTTAAGCGGTATATCCTTGTCCGGATGCTTAACCGTTGTTCGCCCTTTTTTAGTTGGATGTTTGAACTGTAAGTGGCTTGTTCCGGTTTTAGGTAATTCATACCAACCATCTTCTTTTAGCATTTTTATCACTTCCCTTGATGAGTAACTTTTCATTTCTTACCTCCTTATGACTATATAATAACACATATAATTATATTTGTCAATAAGAATTACACATATTTTTATATTTGTTATAGCTACATCATCAGGTATTCATCAGTTTTCATAAACTCCTCAACGGCTTCTCTGTACTTCTCCGGCACTTCGTCTATTGTCATAAGGCCATATTTAATCCTTGACGCAAAAAATCTTACATACACCTTTAACTTTCTTTTACTGCTCATTGCCTTCTCCTTCCTCGCTACCCATAAGCTCTGCTACCATATTTGACAGTGCGTCTATACGACCTGTTAGGGTAGCCTCCACCTGTTCTACTCTGTCCATCGTTCTAAACATGAGTAGCGCCTGCATTTGAGTGATTGCCCCCATTGCATCCTTGATAAAGTTAATTGTGATTCCTTGCAATTTAAGACCTGTTATAGACTGCTCCCCTGTATCATCCTGAACTGTCATGATTACAGTATTTGCATCTGTAAGCTTATCTTTTAACTCATCTAATTTTGCAAAGTTATCTATTACAGTGACAAAAGTGTCGCCGTAATACGTTGATAATTCAATTTCCGTTTTATCTTTCAATATCAATTTACTCATTATTTCACCTCAAATAGTTTTAATTTATCAATTCTATCTTTGTAAATGTTACGCTACCTATAGCACTCGACATATTATAATCACTATATGCACTAGCACATAATGCAACAAATGCATCCCGATTTATGCTTGATGTATCAACAATCATCTCATATGTATCTCCATTGTATGTACTACCTGCATTTTCAGATGAACTGTGCATTTTATGCATTCCACCAATTAGACTGCTTCTATTTGCCGCATCATATAAGTGTACATATACATCAACTCCAGCCTTTCTATTGTAGCTACCTGTATTCATTCTGACATCTAGTTTATACGTTATTTTTAGCCACCTAAAAAATGTAAATAATATTGCTCTGTCAAGAACGAATCCAACATATTGTCCGATAGACCAAAGATGAAAATTACTTCCTGCCGAAACATTTATAGTTGTTCCGCCCGCATACCTTGAGTAGTTGCTTGCAGATGATGTCCTATCACGATATATTCCTGCCTCCGGAAAATCCTTATTCGCCACTCCCCCTACATAAATCGTATTGAAAGTGGCATTCTCAAAAACCGGTCTACCGATTCTATAATCCGGAAGTCCTCCAGGTACACCAAACATATTTACACCTTCACGAATATTTTCAGAAATCACATACGGGGCAGGCAGAAAGACATAATTAGCTCCCTGAATAAAATGTCCATTTGGTATTTTAGTTACAATACCACGGCCTCTATTAGCTCCAGTGCTATCATCCCAAGCAAATCCATTGTTATCTACTGCACTGATTACATCACCTGTGTTACATATCCATCTAGGAATTGTGCCCTGAAAGTTAATTCCGTGCTGAGATGTGGCAGTCTGCCATTGTAGTACTGAGTCTGCGCCTGCCGTGCCGAACTTTGATGCATCGGTTTCAACATGTGGCACATTATCATCCCTGTAGTAGTAGGCATTTCCATGCCCAAGTTCCATCCAAAGTTTTCCCCTACCACTGTCTATACCAATATTCCTTGCTTGATTATTAGTGTAGTTATTAAGCTTAGTATCTACCATTTTTATTCTGCCAGTTTCACCACATGTTGTGGTGTCACTGAGAGTTGACTCTGGATGATAGTTAACTGCTGATTTTGCAAGTGACGTTGGTACTATGACATACGGTTTCCACTGACCACCTTTATGATAATATCCCTCTTCAATCCTTACTACATAGCCACCTTCTTGCGGATACAGCCACATTTCACTGCTATCAGGTCCATGGTATCCTCGTACAGGTATTGTGCCTCTGACCCCTGATATCGTGAGTGTATCCAACATCTTACCTGCATCTACTCCTATTCCACCTGCAAGAACTGCGTATGGTATGGCCACACACGGCTTCCACTGCCCTGCTTGACTGTAGTATCCCTCCTCCATTCTTGCTACAAATTTGCTTTCCCAATGTGCATTTTCAAAGCTCACCGTATCTACCACGTTGCCACGATTTTGTATAGTACCTTCAACTATCTCATCATCGCTATCAGTAGTGACGGTCTTGTAGCCCTGCAGCACTTGAGCTTTGCTGGCTGTAACATCATCCGAACTTACTCCTCCACCCGAACTTCCGGGTATTAAAATCTTACCCATATCACACCCCCTTTAAGCCAACCTTTATATCGGTACCTGGCTTTTTATAAGCATAAAAAATGACACTACTGTTTTTAGTGTCACCGTCAAAAATAAAAGAAAAGTTCTTTTCATACGCTTTCACAAGCCTGTCATTGTTTTGAATACTCTTATCAATCCTTTTTACTAAAGTAGGATTATCATCTGCCTTGATACCAAACACAGCAACTTCCTGCTTGTAGAAATCTCCTTCAGCTAACCAACCATTCACTGTAAGAGTAACATCTATTACTCTTCCGATTTCATCAGCCTTGCCCCTGAGCTCTTTAATTGACTTATATATCCTGTTAAACAGCCAATTAAAAAATGCTGCAGGTGGCTTATATCCTGCCACAAAACCTGTATTTTGAAGCGACTCAGGCGGTGCACTTCCTACAGCTTCCCACTTTGGTAAATCCTCATTAAACTGCATAATACTCCTTTCTATCTCAAAGGCAAAACAGGTGCGTTATCATCGTCTCCCAGCATAAGCCCAAGATATCCTCCAAAACTGTTGTTCAAGTCTGCAAAACCTTTAGACTCGTCATATACATTCTCACTGCTGTCGAATTCAAATGTACCTTCAAAACCGTCCGTTATAATCCCGACACCTATAGGTAAGAGCTGTTTTATAAGCTGTATTGCCTGTCTACTTGAAAATCCGCTGGCAACAAGAGTAGCAAGAGGTATTGACCTTATATGTACATTACCTCCTTCGGCATCATCAATTGCTAATTCATTGCTGTTATCATTCATGCCCAACATAGACCTGGCAACCCCTATAACCGAATTATAATTACCTGTTACAAGATTTTTACCGATACGCATATATAACAGGTATCTATATTGATTATCGTCTAAGCTACCTCTTAACTGACCTATCATGTTTCCAAAATGCTCAAGAGTTGCTCCATAGGCCTTTGTCAAATCCTTGGAGTTTTTTGTGTCACTTATGTCATTCATAAGCTTATCTATGGCAAGATGTCCTATCTCAAGCAGCTTGTAGTTATTGCTTTCCGGATCCTTCCTATAGCAGTCGGGAAGCAAGTAAGATTTATTCATCAAACTACCTCCACGCTTATATTAGATACATCAATCCTTGCTATTTCCTGCTCCCCAATAGTAATATCGCTATTTCCCGGGATTTGTCCAATTTTACATATTTTTAAGTCAACTACACTGACAACACCCGTAACATTATGTATATATCCGAAAACACTCGTATAATATACATCGCTTCCGTTAGCCAAATTATTTATAAAATTCGCAATGTTGTCTTTGATTTGACTAATACCTGAACTCTCAAAGTACTGATTAGTCTTAATTTGTATAGAGATTTTTAGCTCAGCTTTGGAAGTAGCAAAGAACTTAACAGTATGAGGCTTTCCCCATGCGTCATATACAGTTCTTTCTATGTCGCCAATGCACTGAATACCTAATGGTTTTTTATCAAATATAGCCTTGGCAATTTCGTCATACTGGCTCTCAGGGGCAAGTACATAGCACGCAAAACTGTGAGGAGGTATGCTCGAAGCGGTATCGCTGTTATTGTCTATAACCGATACACCGTCCACCAGAGGAACACGATAGATTGCGCCTTTAATAGCACTCTCCGTAGAACTTCCCGCACCTGCTAAAGAATTGGCAAATCGAATTCTAAAGTCCTTATCACTTTCAAGCTCTTCACCGTTTTGAACAATCCTTATAAACTCTACCGAATCTATTCCCATTCTTGGGTTTTGAATGTCCAATCTCTCACCATTTGAAATATTACCGACCACACCGTCGTCCACGCAGTTAGCGATTGCTACAACCTCACCGTTGCTGTCTATTGTATAATCATTTACTATATAAAAACTCGTTTTATCACTTTTAAGCAAAAAAGCTGACGGCACAGATTCTCCCACTGTTCCTTTTATTTTTACCTCAATTCTTGATTGAGTTGCCTGATTTCTGCTTACTGCAGCAAATGGTCCCAACCTGTCAAGACTCTGACCTCTTGCGGTATTAGGAAAACTTGAATAGTACAAGTCTTCCAAAGTCTCATAGCAAATATTTAAGTCAAATACGTTTATCCTAATAAACTTACCCAGAACAGATTCTTCTGATGTATCAATATCATCACCCAGAAGAACCTTAGCCCTGTTAATCTGAGCTTGTAAAATCTCATCATATGACGGCCTTACAAAACCCTTATCAGTAATACAGCTCAAATTACACCTCCATTTTAATCTCCTTGCCGTTAATACTCATTGTTATAAGCAAATGCCTGTTCGCACTGTCATCAGCAAATTCAATATTATCCACTGCAAGGCTGTTGTCTATCTGGTTTACGGCTTGTCTTATTTCATCTTTAATAAGTTGATAATTAGGGTTCTTTACAAATATACTTCTCTGATCCAGACCCTCTCTTTTATCAAGCCACCATTCGCCATAATTCGTTAGTAAAATCTGTCGTATCTTTTGAATAATAAGGTCTCTGCCTTCCACCATCTCAATTCTATTTTTATTTACTATCACATCACCTTTATCGTCTAATGAAAAGCATTTCATCACAATACACCTATAACTACAGCGGATGATATCTCATGATGTCCGGGCCTTGGAGTAGTCATATTTCCATGTCTGGTTTCGCTTATATCCCTATCCGCGCACATACAAAAAACAATATCCCCGGCTTGTACCTTTTTGAACTTTACACATTCGTTTCCGGTTGTTTGGCAGATAAAGCTTTCATACTTGCCGCAACTGCTTACAATAGGACATGAGGTAATTAGTGCAGGCACACTTGAATCTCCTCCTACAGCCTTATTCATGGCCAACGGCTGTATTGTAGCAATATCTCCACTTACATTTACCACCTTAGCTATAAATCCGGTATGAACATTTAAAAGCGCCTGTTCTATAGCATCATTTATATACGTACTATTCGCCATTACCTTACCTTTCCGCCAAGCTTTCTAATCATTTCCAAATTCTGATCTGCGCTACCTCTATAATTTAATATACCTAAAGCTTCCGCAATCTTGGCTCTATATGCGAAAGAACTGTCAGAGCCAACACTTGCCAATCCGTCAACGATAGAAACTCCCGTATACCTTGATAAATCAGGAAGTCCACCACTTTTATTTTCTGTGTTTAAATTATCTGTGTCTTGCTTAGGGCACTCTATCGCTTTTACCTTCGTCAAAAAATCGGAGCCGTCATAGCTGTGATGCCCTTCTCTTACCCTATATCTACCGTTTACATTCTTGGACTTTATATTAAGTATAGACCCCGTGCTGATTCTGTGCTGCAACAACATAGTAACCTCGTATCCGCTTACTTTATCTTTATATTCCTCAGCATTTATCTCTTCTTCAAACTCTGAAAGACTTATAAGACCTGTGTCCACGCTTAAAGAAAAATTGGTATCATCTCCCTCACTTATAGACTGCACATATATTTGACCTTTATTAATGTATGCAGATACTCCACAGACCTGTGCTTGCTTTTTTATTGTTTCCATGATACCCGCATCAACAGTTAAGCCGTCTTTATATACAAAATCACGCTTAATAGAAAACTTGGCTATCGGCAGACCTACTTTTGACAGCAAATCTCTTAAAACTGTCGATGCCTTAGAACCGTTGGCATATGCCAGATTCTCAATTTTTCTCTCAATCCTGTCTACACTGTCAATCACCTTTACTGTGGTGACCTTATCCAAATCATCAAATACAGTCTTTACATGAGAAATGAATCCACTAAGAATAATACCCGTATCATCCTTATAACCCGCAGTAAGTGTAACTTTCTCACCTTTTTTAATATTCTGAATAGTAGTATCCGACAAATTATACAAGATAATTTCAGACTCATTCGCCTCTGTATCATCATCAAATTCCACATCAAACTCAAGGTCCAAATTATAGGAATTTATAGACACGTTACCCGTTTTCACCATAACATTTCTCTTAAAAAGGGCATTATCTCCGCCGGAGGTCTCAATATTAATTTCCTGTTCCAGCTCCATAAAAGACTTAATTATCCTTGAAGCTCTCCCTCTTCTCCTGATATTAACGTATCTGCTCATATCAATCCTTACCGTTATCAATAGTCAAAAAAACTGTATGTGTAAAATTATCCCATGTGATTTCCTTTGCCTCATCAGACTCGTCAATAGGCTCTATTCTCATCATAGGAAAACTACCTGACCTGTATATGTCTCCAAAAAGTTCAACACCATAAATCAATGCATCAATACCCAATACCTCATTACCTCTTTTTAACCTACAAGTAAAAAGGTCTGCCGCCTTATTGTACGCAAACCTTAAATTGAACTTATCGGAGCCCAGAATAATATCAAATCCATACGGTATTAAATCGTTTTTAATAGGTATCCTGTCTCTCATATATCCTCCTATGGAATCACCAATACCCAGCCGTCAAGTATCTTGTTCGGATCCTTTATTAAATCCTTATTAGCGTCTACTATTTTGGGATACAAAGAGCCGTTGCCATAATAACTTTTAGCAATCTTCCACAGACAATCCCCTTTTTTTACTGTGTACGTTCTCCTCTTTGAAGTCTCTGATTGTGTTCCGGTAGCCTCCTGTACTTGCTGTAACCCGACATCTCCTGTAGTAGCAGTATACGGACTTGCGGCAATTCGTATCTCCGTAAGCTCCATGGTGAATTTTTCACCGTCCCTTATACTCGCATCACTGTTAGACTTAAAAGCGGTTATAAGCATACTTGACAATATGTTCCTGCCAACATATTTTACTATCTCTGCATTCTTCTTCATCTGCTCTATACGATGTCTGGTATTTTCCCATTCATCACCAACTATATAACCTGCAATACTGAGAGTTATCGGACCTCTTCTTGCATGGTCGGAAAGAGGAATGCCTTTTTCAACAGGATGAGAACTTACTTCAACGTTTTGATTTACTTCTTCCGTTTCGCAAAAAACATATAAACCGTTAATAAGTGCCATTATACCTCCATAGCTGCAAGCCTGGTTCTTGACATGCTCTCATAACTCTCTTTAATGGACTCTTTAACCCATCTTTGCACTTTACGTTTATTGGAGTCGCTTGCACTTGCTCCGTTTAAATTAAGTACAAAGCTCGGAGAGTAATTATTGCTCATGCTTTGGCTTCTGCTTGTTACATTACTCGTGCTTATCCCTCTTACCGGTTCGGAAGCACTATGCATAGTATTTGATACTGACATAGCACTCTTGGCTACTTCAGGTTTCAAGCTTTCAAGTCCCTTTACAAGTCCCAGGTCAAAAAATCTGGCGCTCTTAATGGCTACTCTCGACGGAGAATGAATATCCAAAGACTTATTAACTGTTTGACTGACGCTGTTAGCAATATCTCTGGCCTGCGCTACTATTACACCCTTTTTAGAAGATAATCCGTCCGCAAAACCTTGCCCCGCCATCTCGCCTGAAGGTTTAAGGTCAATATTATTAAAAGGAGGTGTCACAGCATTAGCGGCATTCGTACCCGCGGAAGTGATGGACGGTATTCCGCTTGTCATACCGGAGGCAAATGCAGTTGATGCTCCTGTAGCACTTTGAGTCATAGCCATGTCAAATGTGGACTGTTGACCCGCAAGAGATTGTGTAAATGTTGTTCCGATATTTGCAGTAGAAGTATTAACTGCATTAGTATCCAGTACAAATGCGCTTGATGCTGTAGCAGATACTCCCTGCATTGCACTCGCAACAGTAGCTTCATTGGATTTGATACCGTTGGCAATACTGTTACAAGTCTTAGCACCTGTATCAGAAGCATCCTTACCGTCATCTCCGCTAAACCACGACTTTACACCGTCCATAATTCCCTTGCCTAAGCCCTTTATAGCACCCATAAGCATTTTAGGAAGATTGGTTATAATAGCAACAATCCCATTAAATAAGGCCTCTCCAAGCTGTGGCAAAGCTCCTATAATGCCTGTTATCAAATGCCCTATTATCTCACCTGCTTTTTCACCAATCATCGGCATAGACTGTGCAATTCCGCTTATAAGCTGTCCCAAAATGTTAATTCCTGTAGATAAGATATTGGGAAGCATTAATGCTACTCCGTCAATAAATGACAGTACTGCGCTATAAGCTCCTTGCACCATAGACGGAAGAGCCGGAGCAATTCCGTTGGCAATCTCCAAAATAAGCTGTGTACCAACAAAGAATAATTGCGATGCCATAGAAAACAGGCCCGAAACAAGCAAAGGTATCGCAGTAACCGCAGCATTTACTACAGATGGGATATTTTCGTGTATGAGGCTTACCAATCCGTTCATAATTGTCATACCGCCATTTATTACTCCGGGCAATAGTGTAGGCAGTGCCTGTACAGCCTGATCAAGAGCGCCCCTTACTATAGGAGCAAACTCCACTACTGCATCCTTTAACCCTTCAATCACTGTAGGTAAAGCCTTAACTACATTTTGAACAACAGGTTTAACATTCTTTACAACGGAAGAAAAAGCTGTTGTAAGATTCCCAGTCAATTTTTTAATGTCGGCATTTGAATCGCCAAGACTTCCTACAAGCGACTGTGCCGCCGCCTTAAAAAGCCCTATAGAACCCGAGACTGTCTGATTGGCTTCTCTTTCAAAGTTTCCTGCATATTGTGAAGTTCTCTCAAAAAAGTACTTCATAGACAATTCCGCTTTTTCAGAGTTTGACATCTCATTCCATGTCTTTTTTAATCCCTGTGCCTGTGCATATGCTCCCAAAGTAGTGGCATTCATAGCTACACCAAGATTATCCATCATAGTATAGTTACCCTTAGCCGCACCCGTTACAGCTTCAAGCGCGTCAGCCTGGTCTACACCCATAATAGAAGCCACATCAGCCGCCCTTTGCATTGCCCGTACAGACAAATCTAACGACCTTTGCTGGTCAAGTCCTGACCCTTGGAACAATGAACCCATCTTATTTAAGTTCGCAAGGTAATCACTTTGAGAAATACCCATAGTCGCATATGCTTTGGATGATATGGTGGCCAATGACTGAGTGGAGTCTATAAGATTTCCGGTACTTGGATCTATTTCCTGTATATTTGCATTAATACTTGTAATCTTATTTCCGAGATTTTGAAAAACCGTCTCTGAACCTCCGACATTTTGCTCCATCTCACCGAACGCATTTACAGCTTTGGTAGCCAACCCGACAAATGCGCCACCTACCGCTGCAATACCCCCAAGAACAGCCTTTCCCGCAATTTTAGCTAAGGAAAGCCCTGCGCTTGCAGTCGCCTTTGCCAGCTTTTTAGCACCTGCAATTAATCCCTTAAAAGCATTTTTCGGTAATGCCTTAAGTCCCGAGCCAAGCTTTTTTACGCCTGATACAATTTTATTAAAAACATTCTTAGGCAGGTTCTTTATCCCTGTACCAAGCCTTTTAAACCCGTTCACAACACCGTTTAGAGCTGCCCTCGGCAAAGATAAAATACTGCTTCTAAGTCTTGATATACCGCCTGTAACAGCTTGCCTTGCAGAATGAGCCAAAGAAACCATACCTTGCCTTATTCTTGAAACTGCATGGCTCGGCAAAGCCGCCAAAGAAGACCTTACACCCGAAAGTCTTTCTCTAAGACTTATGCTTTCTCTTGCTGTCTGTCTGATTGCATTATTTGTTTGGGTGATACCATTTCCCGCTCCATCCGCTATACTTGCGGAAGCCTCAGATGCTCCCTGCATAGCAGAGTCAAGTTCTCTGACAGAATTAGCTGCATTCAAAGCCTCATCATTAACACTGCTGATTTGACTGCTCGCAGTTTCAAGGCCGCTTTCATTTGTCTCAAAAGTAATTCTTATAACATCTTCTCTAATTACAGCCATAGATATCACCCCCTATCCTTTTCCATTAAACTTATATAATAATCCAAAGCAAAATTCGCCTCAGAAACTTGATTTGGCGTCATCTGATAAAAAACCGTATTAAAATCAAGTCCGCCATCTAATACAAGTCTCCAGTAAGCCCAATTATCCTTTGCCCTACTTCTTAACTGACTTTTCGACAGTCTTCTCTCGAAAGTGTCCTCTCATAACCCCTGAAACAAAGTTGGTCACTTCCTGCAATTCCTCTTGTGTCTCAAAATCATCAATATCGGCATCCTTCGGTTCAACAAGTCCCATTTTCAGTACATTCTCAGCCAACAACTTTGTGGATGTTTGTCCGGTCTCTAAAGTTGACTTGTCAACACAGTTTAACCAGTTTGATATTCCGCAAAACTGTGCTACATACTTTACTCCGTTAATCTCTTTATCTACCTGATAACTCTTAACCATTTATTCACCTTCCCCATAACAAAAAGAGAGCCTAAGCTCCCTTACATTATCTATCTGTATAATCCAGCACCTGTATTTCAAATTCTCTGTCTGCAAGCTTTTCGCCAATCTTATTATCTGCAGGTTTCTTCATAAAAGCCTTAGATCCTCCAGTCTTCTCATTGGTAGCTTTATTGACAACCCAGACAGAAAATATATCCGTAACGTCGGCCATTCTTTTCAATACCTTTAACTGCGGACTTGTGGCCTGTACAGAAACTTTTATTGTACCGTTCCTCTTGGCACTCTCGTTTATTACAACATCCCCCTGAAAACCTGTTACGGCCTCAGCAAAATCATTGTCGGCAGAACATTCGATATTATCCTCGCCAAGGCCCGTGATGGCAAAAGTACCAAAAGCCCTTGAAGCAACCGTGATAGTCACATCGGAAGGATTATAATTTTTGATTTCCATATATTACCTCCTATATTGTAGCTGTACCGTTAATAGTCGCTGTATGTATTGCCCCGGCAAGGTCAAAACTGAACTTACCAAGTTTATACACTCTTGCGGATCTGTCGGATGCGGAAGTATCGCTTCGTTTTCCGAAATCAGTCTCATACATGGCAGTTTTGTTCTCATCATGAGCAATCATTCCCTTAGTATCTGCTTCCTTAAGTACGCCATTTGTTACTCCTTCAAGCATGCCGATACCCGCATCATCATAAGTTACCTTCTTAGAATTGTTAAGAAGCTTCTGTGCCTGGTAAGCTATGTTAGATATGATCCAATCAAAAGCATCTACTACATCCAAGTACTCACCTGCCGCGCTCTTACCTTCTGTAGTAACAATATCTCCGGCTTTTCTTTGGATGGTATATCCGTACACATTTCCGCTCTTATTCTCGTTATTAATAAGCTTCACATCTCCGTCAGTGATATCATCAGGAGCAACACCCTTAATCAAAACATTCTTATAAGTAAACGAACCTGACTCATATCCTGCTGTAGCTCCTACCACAGCTGCTGCCAAATCCTGACCCTTTGAGTGGACTCCTACACAAGTTCTGTCAAGGCCTTCAAGCCCTGTTGCCTCTGAAATCTGCTTAATAACAGGAAAATAAATAAGTGATTCCGTAGCCTCTACCGCTTTTGCCATCTCGGCCACAGTCGAATCCCCGTCACCAAGCAACGTTATAACCTGCCTTGCCTTCCCTACTAATTTAGGAATAACACTGACCGCATTACCTGCAGTCTCAATTACTCCTATCGTAGCAGGTGGGTTCTTCTGCATTTTCATAATCTGAAACAACTTATAAGCTCCGGAATCCTCAGCAAATCCCGCAGCGGTTAAATCCTTTGACTCGCTATATTCCTTAAAATCCTTTTCCCTTGTAGACTTTGAAACCACTATGCAAGGTACTCCGCTGCCTATAGAGCCTACAGCCCCTGTAAGACTGATATTTACATTAATATCAAGCATGAAAATCATTCCTTTCTACTTCAAATTTATCAATATTTTCAACATTACCCTCAAGGTAATTCATAACATTAAGCACACAATCAAATCCTTTTCTGTACTCATATTCAATTGTGAGCATATTATCGCGGTTATTTATACCGCTTATTCCCGTTATACTTATATTTTTATCCTTCAGATATACCGCACTTTCAAACCAATCATGCAATTTCCGGCAAAGCTCAAAGCACTCATTATCATTATCACTGTTTACAGTGAATGAGTATTTCACCTCTACAGGTTTATACCTGTTTTTACCGTCATCACTGTAAGTTCTGCTCTTATAGTCAATTGCGGTTACGGTAAAACTTATAAAAGGATACTTAGGTATATGGCTTGTAATATTGGACTTCACACATATAAGATTTAATTCACTTTGTATGCCCTCGCAAATAATTCTGTTGTAAGAATTTAAATCAAACATCGAAACTGCTTACCCTCCTGAGCGTATAGCTGTTGAAATCCGCATAGTCTTCACCATATAAATAACTTTCCTCAACCTTAAAACTGTTTCCGTTATGTTCCACATAAAAAGTACCGCTTTCAAGATTTATAATGTCTTTATCCTTAGCAATAAACATTTGTCTGTCGGAGCTTGTAAGCCTTCCACCGCTTTCATATATCGCTCTGCTTGTCATTGTGATTATTGCGGCCTTTATATCTCTTGACAGCTTTTCGCCCTTTGTATATTCACCGGCTATATAGCTGCCTTGTGTGAATGTTATGAGCTTACATGGTACTTCATATTTAGCAATCAAATCTGAAAAAATAAACTTCATAATCATTTACCTACAATTCTGTGGGATATTGCCCCTATCATAGACCCTGTATCATTTAGAGGATTGCTTCCCCCGTGTTGTCTATGTTCAATCGTATACGGATGTAGAGGCGGTTCTACCTGATTTGTGGCATACTCTTTTATTTTTCCCTCAAGATTGGTCCCAAGTGCTTCAAGAATAGTGTCTGCATCAATATTTCCCGTTATCAGTGCACTTATAAAATCCATATAAGCGGATAAAGCTTCATTCTTGCCCTTATCATATCCATTCCTTAAAAAAGCTCTTTCCGGAATAGTTATTGTTGTTGTGGAAGGCTTTAATGCAAGTCCGTTGGCTTTTAAATAGGCCCTCATTTTAGGAGTTACCTGTATAATACACCCGTATTCATGTATATGAGCAAGCCAAGCCTGTTCGCCACCGAATACACCTACCTCTATAGCTTTACTTCCGAGCTCTTTAAAAGACTCTCTAATCTTAGGTATATAATCTCTGATAGTAGCCATTACTTCCACCTAGAATAACTTCCAAAAGATTTAGCTTTTCCTTTTGTAAGATGTTTACCGAGAAGTTCCTTTGCCATCTGCCATAAACTTGCAGAGGCATTTATTGAACTGTCATAGCTCTTAGACATACCGCCAATGCTCTCACTTGTTACATTGCTTCCGCTTAATGCACCGCTCTTTAGCATAGATATGAACTTAATAATAAAGAGCTTGGCAGAGTGTGGAAGACTACTTATATCCTCCACACTCACATCCTCGCCAAGGTTAAAATCAGTATTATCTCTCAACCAGTCAATTGCACTAAAAAAATACAGCATATCATCAACACTGACTGAATTTGCTGTAAATCCCATGATTGTTAAGTTTTCTTCCGTCAGTGTCATACGCTACTCCTTGCCTTTTGCCGTCTTTTTTGACTTGCTGTCTTCAGTGGTTTTATCCTCTGTAGCGGTCTCCTCATTAACATCAGTAACAGAGTTCACCGCATTATCTGTATTACTTTCTTCGATTTCTCTTTGCCTTGCAAGTAATCTTCTTCTTTGCTCAAAAAAAGTTAAACTCATAAATCACCTACGCAATCTTATGTCTGAGGCAAACAATAGGGATATTCTTAAGATCGGCTACCACCCTCCAGTTTGTTGCAGTCTCAAGGTCGCTGTTTGCTGCATAAGCAGTAGTAAAGCTGCCTGTAAAACTTACTCCGTTTGGATGTAATACAAACGCCTTTCTGTTTACCAGTACATCTTTGGATGCCAAAATATCTCTGTCTGTTTCAGTACCTATAAGTCCTATAGGTGCACCTTCCTGCCTTGCAAATGCTCCCTGACCTACAAACATGGTATCGTACACACCCGCATTTACCGGCATAGTGTCATCTACAATAACTCTATACCCAAGATAATATTCAATCTCAACCTTCAAATCAGAGTCATACTGAGTTGTAATATCCTGATTCTTCTGAAGCTTTGTATATGTTGCGGAATGCATTACAACAATTCCAAGCTTATTGGCCGCGTCACCCATCAACTGCTTCGTATCGAGGGCCGCATTAACGCCTATTACAGCATTTGCGCCACTTAATGTACTGATATCAAGCAGATGATCTGTTGCTAAGGCTCCACCTGTACCGAAAAGTCCCTTAAGAACACTTAAGAATATAGCCTGCTCCCTCTCAATCCACCAATCGGATATATAATTTCCAATGGCCGCCATAGGGTCGGAGCCGCCCTTTACCTTAGCAAGGTCCGTAGCTGACCATGCTTTCTGCCTAATCAAAAGAGTTGCTCTCTCATTGGCGGTCTTGATACCGTCAGGAGTCATTGTGTCTTCTCCAAAAATCTCATCATCACCTGCTAAAGGCTTATAAAACGGCATCTGAATCATATTCCCGCCAAGTGGAGTTCCGTTTATAAGTCCTGCGACTCTTTCATCAGGTACTGCAATACCCGATTTTACTAATGCTGATACCTTAGTAGTCCTTTCGTTAACATACACTGTAAACTTCTCAGGTACAATAACCATATCTGCAAATTTTGTTCCCGGCATAAATTATTCCTTTCTTTCTATGCATTGGCTGCAGCTTTTAATACTTTAGCCCTTTCAGGGTCCGCAGCCTCAATTTCAAATTGTTTTGTTATGTTAAGGCTATCCTTTTTCCAAGGATTGTAATCCTCACCGCTTCCGCTACCCTTGTGAACATCTCTTCCCGATTCCTTGAAGCGCTCTTCAACCTTTTCCTTAACAAGCTTTTCGATAAGCAAAGAAAAAGCACCAACACGCTTTTTAGTCTCCTCTTCATCAGAACCAAGAACCAACTGTACAATATCATCACTGTTATCAAGCCCCTTAGACTTAAGCTCCTGAGTCGCAACATATTTACACTGCATCAATGCAAACTCACGCTCTTTCTTTTCCAAGGCTCTACGCTTCTCTTCATCCTCAAGCTTGCGCTTCTCATCCTCAGACAGCTTATCATTCTTAAGCTTGTCGTATTCAGCCTTGAGAGCATCATATTCAGCCTTCTTAGCATTACCCACACGGTTCGCTTCCCTATCCTTCTCAGACTGTAAAAGCTTCTGAATATAGGCCTTTGTCTTATCATCTAAGTCATCAAGCGGATCTGCTTCCTGCTCCTTATCTTCAAGGTTAAACTTCTCCAGTAACTCTTTGTACTCTTCACTTGTGATAACACCATCAGCAAGCATCTTCTTTAACTTCTCTAAATTCATAAATTATCCTTTCGAGGCTCACATTTTAAATAAGCCACTTATATTTGTGGAGTGCAATCTCTTATCCCACCTTATGGAGTCTTAAAGCATTGCCCACCAATTTATTGCAACAAAAAAGCACCCTAGTTTAGGTGCTTAAAATATAATAACTTATCCAACTTCTCTACACATATTCGTAGGGATATTACCTTGCCTCATACCCACTAAATGTTTTCCTATCAAAGATTCAATTGCTCTGTCGTACAAACGATGGACATCTGGTTGCCTTAAAATCCTGTAATCTCCGGTTTTTACATCAATCTCTATTTTACCTGTTATGTCATCACACATACTACCAATAGCGTATATAGCCTTATCAAAGACAATCTCAATTAAATCACAGTAAATATTCATAGTAACCCTTTGGCTTCCCCCTTTCCGTTTGTTTCATCGAGCATTTTATTTACCCAATTATAAGTCTCACTTGCCTTTTTATGTGCCTCTCCAGCACTTACATTATACTGTTTCTCAATCTTACTTTCAAGCAGTTCGTGATTCAAAAGTGTAATATCCCTTTCCAAAGGTTTCCCTTCTCTTAGTCGCTTCCAAGCAACGGCCATATCATAATCAGGAGCAAAGCGTGCGTATGTACCGTTTTCTAATTTATGCTTTTTAAAAAATACATGACTTCGTACTTGGTGTATCTCATCAACTGAAAAACCACTAATTTTAGCTATTCTTTCTGAATCATCCTCTCTTGAATACTTTTCATAAGCCCTATTAGCTTGTTTATCGTATTTAGTATCATATTCTCCATCAGGATAATAGTGTCCACCTGTCTCTCGAACAGCCTTACTATCATTTATCTTCCTCACCTCATAGCTTACAAAACACCTGCAATTTATATCTTCACCTGCAACTCCACTCATACCCGGGCTCATTGCAGTAACTCCTGAAGGAAGGGTAAACGGCTCATTGACAGGTACGCTCTGACCTTCCATCTTCACATGGTTATATTTACCGTTACCGATAGAGTACTTCCAACCTTTTTTGGTCTTTCTTGATACATTGGGTCGCACTCGCTCATCTTTCATAGTATGCCAAGTCTTTACCATCACAAAGCCTTCAGGTTCTAATCTATTATGCAATTCTTTAGCAGCATCCTGATTGCCTTGTTCCCTTACTCTATGAGCTTCAGTCCTGACAATCCTTATAGACTTGGTATAGCTTCCTCCTGCACCGTCATCCCCTATTAAGGCCTTTTGTACTCTCTTGGCCATAGTGTCATACCTGTCACCAACTGAAAGCCCTATGCCGACAGCTTGCTGTATACCATAGATTATATTTGCCCTATTTTTCTCAAGCTGTGCCGATAAAGTAAGTCCGTGTACAGGATTATTTACTGCGGCTCTTAGAGCTTGTGGCTTCGCTGATTGGACCTGTGCAAAAGTTGTGACCAAATCCTTATCGTCTACAGCCTTATCAACAGCCTGCACCATACCGCTATACACATTTGAGTAAGTCTGTTCTACCAACTCGGTTATAAGCTTTTTCTCTGCCTGAGTAACATCATTCATCTTTGAGGCTACTTCCTGTAGCAGCCTTGCATCCAGTGCATCCTTGTGAAGTCTTGCATATGTCAACAACCCGTTCTCATCAGAGTACTTTGCATATACTGTGCCAAGATGTGACTGCAAGTCCTTTATAAGCCTTTTATACAGTTTCTTTAGTTGGTTAACTGCCTTTTCTTCCCTGTGTTCCTCAATACGTCTCACAGTGTGAAGAAACTTATCAAGATTCGTTGTCTCCATTATCACCCTCTAAGTCATCTGCATTCTCATCCTCATCCTTATCATCATCAGGAGTGAACATGTCCACCGCATCCTGCTTCTTCTTTTCTTTAAGTTCCATCAGATAATTGATATCATCTACAAAGCTTAAGTAATTATAAGCAATCTCATCCGGCACACCTGCATTAATTAGAGCCTGAACCGCATTGGCTTCACTCGCAACATCAACAGGGAAGTTTCTCTTATATTCTGAATAGCACTGTAAATAATCAAATGCTATTCCTCTCTTGTTAAATGCCGAACCTATCACCTTAAACATATAAGTGTCGGCTCCACTTATCTTGGCTTCAAATGCACCGCACTTGGCCTCAAATGCAGTAAGCTTGAATTTTAGCGATATTCCGGAAGCGCTTCCAAAACTCTGGTCATTAAGATTAGGAGTCTTTGAAAACCTATATATATTCCTCTCAAGCCTGTCCAAATGATGTTCATTAAACCCGTCATTTATATCTTTAGTAAGATAATAAACGCTGTGTGCACTACCCTGAAGTACAGGCGGAATAAGAATGGATCCGCTTACTTTAGATTTTATAATCTCCTCATCCGATATATCAACTCCGTCAAATACTTGCTGTGCCTGCGTATTGCCTTCCGCGTCATTTGCATTATCCGATACCGTCTGATCATACTCGTCAATAAGAGTAAGTACCCTCTCCGCACTGCTCATCATCTCACCGTTAAGCGGTATCAGCTGTAGTGGACAATAATCAAATAGATGCGATTCTGCCTTTATAAACTGAAAAGCTCCCGGAGTTCCCTCAAAATAATAAATATTTTTATCATCATAGCCTTCAGCTTTCCATTTTTCAGCACCGTTTATATCTGTATAACTGTAATACCTTACCGCATAGCTCGGGCTTTGCACCTTGTCCTTACTGACTACAAGACACTCAAATGGCGGTACGACCATGCAAGACTCTTCGCCATCTTTGTTGATATAAAAAAGGCGACCTGCATATCCGCACACAGACGCATACTTGGTAACCTCTTGATTTAAGTCATAAAAATTATTGCTTGTTATAAAATCGGTTAAGCACTTTTGAGCTTCACTGACCTTATCCTCTCCACCTGTTTCTTCCAGTGAGTCGTTATCGGTGGCATAGCTGTATGCAGCAGCTTTTCCTGCAAAATATCCAATCATAACATCATTTATCTCACCAAAGAAATCATGGTTAAGTCTGTTATTGAGCTGTTTTCCGCCTAACGCCTCCAAATCCTTATCTATGAACCTTGGCTCCCGTCCGAATATAGGCACTTTGTCTTCATAGCACTTATATCTCTCGTACAAGTTCTTTGTATGTAAACGATTTGTTGCATGCCTTGCCGTAAGTTTGCTGATAAGCTCCTCTGTTATTCCGTCCCTGTCGAGTGCCTCTATAAACCCTGTGAAATCAGGATAGTCCTCATTTCTTTTCATTTTTTACCTCCTTCCTGTTTTTTAGTTTTGTATCATAAAATGTTTTACCGTTCGGCAATATTGTAAGTCCGCATTTATAGCAAACCCGTACATCTCCGTGTGTAACAAAACAATGGTGGCACATTATAATCTCCTTCCTGCTACAGCCTTACTCTTAAATGAAAGCGGCTCTAATGCATAACGCATAGCATCCATAAGGTGATTAAAATCATCAATAGGTACATTTATCTTCTCACCCGTTTTCTTATCGGTGTCCCAAGTGTAGTTGCTTATTTCAGTTATAAAGTTCACACATTTAGGGTGAATAATGATGTGGTACCCTTGGATAAAATCAATGCCGTTTCTAATACTGTCCGGACCTTTGATAGCAGGAGTTACCCTTTGCAATCCCAGTTGCCTTAATCTGTCATTGCTTTTAGGCTCAGATGCGTCGGCTCTTATATGCTCCTTGGCATATCCCATCTTAGTAACCTCATCCGCTATCGCCTCATTGCTCATGCTCTTCTTATACATCTCATCAAATACCCAAATAGTCTTGCTTTTCGTATCTACAAGGCCACAGAACAAGGCGCTTGGGTCGTTTGTATACCCAAAATCGAGTCCAAACGCCGATTGAATTGTTGATATCTTTTTTATCTCGTTTATATCAAAGGCTTTTTCTTCCCAGTTTTCGTATACAAGTCCGTCAACTATGCCCCACTCTCCAAGGCCTGCAACCTGATAACGTCTAGGATTGTTCTTTTTCATTGACTCAAATACCTTCAGATCGGCTTTATCAAGCCACTCATTGCAAAGATAATTTGTAGTCATCGCAAGAACTTCATCATCCGAAATGTCAAAGAACCTTTTCTTTATCCAGTGATGTTCATTCCAAGGATTAAGTGTTATTGTTATCTGCTTAAACAGCTTTACGTTTTCCGGTATAGCACCTCTTATTGACTCATCAAGCATATTGAAGTCGTTTTCATTTGATATTTCATAAGCTTCCTCCAGCCACATCCAACAAAGATACCCTTGCTCTACTGTGATTGACGTAATCTTAAGCGGATCATCGAGGCCCCTGAAATATATCTTTTGCCCTGTCGGGATGTAAGTCATCTCAAGTGGTGATTCTTTCACTTCCCAGTGGCTCTCAACCTTTAGTCTCCTTATCGCCCATTTAAGCTCTGTAAAGCAACTATCCTTTAATGTTCTGAATACCTTGCGTACAACAAGCAAATTAGCCTGCGGATACTTCATGATTGCCCATATATACCAAAGGGCGGTTGTCTTAGATTTCTTACTCGCACGACTGCCCTTACAGACTCTGTATCTGCCTTTATATCGCCAATATGTGCCGTATCCCTTACCAACTACCTCAGGTAAATGAATCTTAATGACATCAGTCTTCAAGTTCATCACCCCCTGAGATTATTACCGGCACATTGGCAGTAATATCTAACTTATCTTTAAACAGTCCCATACGCTTGCCTAAGAGCTCCGCAGCTTTCAATCGTTCTTTCTCGTCAGGAAGCTTCTGCAACCTTCTTGCTTCGCTACAGCCGTCACCTACTCCTTCGACAACCACAATCTCCGACTGCGTCTCGCCTCTGAGAACTGAAGTTAAGTAAGCAAGTACCTCGTGCTGGTCTGCAATCTTTTTACTTGCCAAATCATCCAATCTGGCATCAATGTAAGCTTTTACGGTAGTATTTTGTAGTAGTTTACTGGCATTTGTATTAGCATACTTTTCACTGTACCCTGCCTTTATGGCTGCATCTGTCGCATTTCCACTGATGATATATTCATCAGCAAATCTCTGTTGTTTTAAAGTTAATTTGATATATCATCAGCTCCTTTCTGTGATTTTGCATACAAAAAAGACAGCCCTATAAGCTGCCTCTCTGGAAGAAAATATTTAGTAGTGTATCCTTTAGCTTTTGGGGCAGGTGAAACATCAATAAAAGCCTGCCCCGATATCATAAAGGAGGTCCATATGAAAAAGTATACTTGCTTTAAACTTTTCACATATACATAATAACACAGACCCAATATGAACTACTATGAACTAATCATATATTTTTCAAATTCTTTTAAAGCCCTACCGCGTAACTTATGTATCCATCTATATGACAAGCCTGTATTCTCAGCTATCTGCTCAAAAGTTAAGTTTGATACGTAATACATTGACAGTACAACCCTGTACTTATCATTGTCTAATTTATCTATCAGCCCTATAGCTCTTACCCTCAAATCGCATAATCTCTTAATATCGTTCTCTATTTGTTCCTCTATCTCTAAAGCTTTTATTATAGCATTTTCAGTGCCACCACTTCCTCCACCTTGCACTCTTTCAGACAGATTTACACTGGTTTTAGTTGTTAAATCATCTAATCTTTCCTTCTCAAGCTCTTTAGCTTTTATAAGACAATCAAGCGTCTTAAGCTGTCTTAAATATTCTTCAGCTGTCACTCACTCACCTCTCTTTTTTAGCATTCCAGCTTTTATCAAGTCATACAAGATATCTATATCCGCACGATTGTCCCTGAACTTGCAATTTGGATTAGCGTGTATTCTTGAATCATCTTTTCGCCAATCCTCAATCATAAAGCATTTAGGGCTAACAAACATAAACCTGTTGCCTCGTGCAACGCACAAGTAATAGCATTGCAAGTCTCTAGGAATTCCCCTGCACGGCTTAAATCCGAACTCTTCAAATTTTTCTATATCTACATTCGGCATTAACATGTCAACTCCCTCTCCAGTGCTATCACTATATCCTTAGCCTTCTTTTCTCCTATGCCTTTTACAGTCAGTAACAATTTCTCAACGTTTGAAAAATCTATGCCCTTCACAGAACTTTTCCCATCTTCAAATCCACTTTTGTATACACTTTGAATAAATGTATCCATCTGCGTACGGTCGTACTTCTTTATTTTTTCGTATTCTTTACGGTTTATTGTCACACTCTTTTGTATCGACATCTATTCCTCCTTCTATCTTGTCCAATTCCCCTGATAGCACTAAAGCTGTAGCCTCGACTATTACGCTAAACAGCACCATGTCAAGCTCACTCCAGCCTATGCCTTTCTTCTGCCCCGCGGTCTTTTGCGTCGTCATAGCTATCAAAGTGTATACGTTCTCTTTCAATGCAGGTATATTCGCCCTCTGCCCCTTATCCATAAGAAACTGCCACATAAAGTCTTTTAGTTTGTTTGCCGGATTATTTTGCATGCTTTCTCTACTCCTCTTATTTTGCTCCACACGGCGTTTTAATTCTTTTAGACATGAAATATAGTCCAATACCTTTAAAGTGCCGTGTGCGTTATTCTAGCCATCTCAGAATTAAATCTATTCAGTTTTTCTGTGCATAAGCTCCGCGCCACAAGCAGAGTACCCTGCAGCATCAACCCAGCTGTCCGTATCTCTTCCTGCACTTGCCTTGATTCTTGCGGTCTTCATCAATATCATCATCGCGGCCACCTGTGGCGCTGTTATGTGTATATCTAAGAAAGCACTCCAGAACTTTGCTATAGTATTAAAGTTATCCTCCGGCTCACCGTACTGTAAATTTCTATCACCACATACACACTTCTCTGCTTCTGCTAAAATCTCTTTTCTTGTCATTGTTTCTCCTTGATCTTACACACACACAAGCCCTTCAAAGTTTAAAACGCCTTTTATGTAAACCATATCCGCTTTTTCATTTCCATAAAGCCCGATATCTTTGCCAAATGGCTTCAGTAACTGTACATCTACAAAAACCGATTTTCCCTCTTTAGTCTCAAAAATCTTAAGCTGTTTATCCCTGGATTGCATTATCATCCCCGTATCTGTCAGTTTCCATTCTTCCGCAACCACATCCTTAAAAAACTCTCCACTTCTTTCGGTATACGCTGTTGGAGTTCTGTGCTTAGCATGTATAAGTTGGCGGGTATCAAAAACAGAGACACAGCACTATGTGTAACCGGTATATATTCACTCCATCCAATGATTAATGGTTTATAAATTATATAATCCGACTTTTTACCCTTTAACCTCGCATAAAATATATTTTTTATGATATTTACTTGTAATTTCCCAAAATCTATCATTTTCTCAATCTCTCCTTTACTCTATCTATCTCATAACAAAATTCCGTATCATATAGCTTAGTATTCGTTCATTAGAGGTATCAGCTTATCTGAATCTTTACACCGTATATATTTATCTTCGTTCATTCTTTTCTTTCTCTCCCTCAAAACTCCTGTATCCACCTTTTACCCTTGCGTCAAGTTCGTCTATGTAAGCCTCCATTATCTTGCATGCAATAGGATAACTTGAATAGTTCGCCTCAACATATTTCATCAAGACCTGCATAGACTTTGCAACCTCGTCTTTATCTGAATTCTCATCAAACTCCCTTGCCGACTTCCACCACTTATTGTGTATGTCATTTATCATCACAATTATCTTGTCATTCGGCATTATTTCCTTATAGTCCATATCCTTTAAAAGCTCCTAAATTGTTT